ATGAGAATATCACTCCAGTAAACATATTAGACAATGCAAATAACACTCCATTCGTAGCAGGAGAACAATATGTAAAAGACGTATACTTCTTCGACGGAGAAAGTGCTCTTTCCGTATTCGGACTTACTGCAGGACTAAATGTTGGACCGACTTCTTCAGCGGCAGGATACGACTATATCGCATTTAATACGTCTGTTGATCCAGCATTACTTCTACAAGACATGATATCGATAGAAGGTGCGGTTACCAACACAGGTACTTTCACAATAATATCGGACAACCTTGAAGCGACAATAGGAACTGCATCTCTTTGGAATTATGTCTACAAAGTAAACGAAGAGACTTCTTATGAAAGAGTTCAGAACGTTTCTATAATAAACAACTACAACAAGAAGCACTATCTTAAAATGTATTTAGACACTTCAGGAACTTTCAGTGCTTCCTTCATGGACGAAAACTTCACTGCATATGAAGACGTCAATACCGATACGGCATGGTCCTTCAACGTCAACTCCGCCATTTCCAACTACAAACAGACTTTGGAAATAGAAGTTCCGGTAGGATACAAAGAAGTTCCTAACAAAGTTCTGGTAAACGGTGCGAGATATACAGAAGTTAGAGTGGGTGACTTCTTAGAGGCATTCTATGACGAGACTACATTGGCCGTCGGAGAATATCCTAGAAGACTTACAAGGATAATGAGTAAAAGACAATATGCAGGAAATCCTGATTTAGTCGAAATATCATGTGACTCCAGAATCAAGAAGGTTGCCTTCGGAACAGACTTACAAACTACAAGATATAAAACGGTAGACAACTATGTAAACACTTACAAAGCGATATCACTTAAAGGGTTCAGAGTTAGAGAAGCATCACTTCCTGATGGAACAGAGGCCAAACAAAACTCTATACTTAACTTAGTGGCGAAAGGAACTCCAATGTTCAAATCACTGACCAACAAAGAAGCGATAGACTTTAGATATCTAATAGATTCTTTTGGATTAGGATTGACAGAAAAATCCAAACAACAGCTGGTAGACCTTTGTGGAGACAGACTAGATGCGTTCGGATTCCTGAACATGCCTTCTATTAAATCTTTTAAAAACTCATCATCTCCAACATTTGTGAATAAAGAAGGAGTGCTTCAAGCAGAATTCATCGCACAGGGTGGAGATCCTGAAAGTGGACCATCCTTCCTATACTCCTTTGGAGACGGACCAGGAACTACATGTGTAGGATACTTCACTCCTTACCTTACGGTAAACGATAACGGAAGGCCTCTAGACATGCCACCTGCATCTCATGCGGCAACTACCTATATGAGGAAACACATATCAGGACTTGGTTCGATAACACCATGGACGATTGCAGCAGGTGTAACCAATGGTAGGATAACAAACATAGCAGGATTGGAAATAGACTTCTCTCCTTCTGATATCGAATTCCTCAATGTCGCACAAATGAATCCAATAGTATTCAAAAGAAATAGAGGAAACGTAATAGAGACCGAGAACACTGCACAGACTCTTTACAACTCCGCACTTTCCTACATACACGTTAGAGAGGTTCTAATAGAGTTAGAAAGAGAACTTTCAAGAATGTTACTCGACTTCCAATGGAGATACAACACACCTGATATTAGATCAGAAATCAAGCTTAGGGCAGACGTCATATGTGAGACTTACGTGAGTAAAAATGGATTGTATAACTACTTCAACAAAATGGACGAAGAAAACAACACACCTGAGGTAATCGACAACCAAATAGGAGTACTAGACACCTATGTAGAACCAATCAAAGGAATGGGAGTCATCGTCAACAACGTGACCATACTAAGAACCGGTGCCATAGCGGCGGGTGGATTCGCATAAAAATAAATAAATAAATGAAAAAGGCCTCAAATTATTTGAGGCCTTTTTTCGTACAAGCATGACAATATTCAATATATATGAAATCCTCCGACAATGTCGACAATATCTCGAAGAGACGAAGGAGAAAGGATATATCTAATATATATCAAAAAAATAATAAATAATATGTCAAACCAAAATGAAATGAGCGAAGAGGATTACCTCAGAAGGCACCTTGAAGACATGGATGGTCCTAAGAATAATTCCATCCTCAACACAGACATACCACAAAAGACGACCGTAGAAGGAACGAGAACTACAGACCTGCAATACTTCCACTTTGATATAAGAGAACTTCCTTGTGGAGAATTCTATCCATCTGGAACTCTTTTCATGGTAAGACCAGCACAAGTAAGAGAGATTCAGGCGTATTCTATGGTAGACAACGAGAATTTCTACGACATCGTCGAAAAGATGAACGATATGCTACAATCTTGTGTAAGGATAAAATATGCTGACGGAAAATTAGGATCATATTTAGACATCAAAGACCAAGATAGATTATTCCTTATCTTTGTCATAAGAGAGCTAACGTTCCAAGAAGGAAATTCTCTTTCGATAAACGCAAAATGTACGAGTGGAGAAGATCTTACTATAGAGTTGAAAAGAGAAAATTTCGTATTTCACGAGATAGATGATAAACTTTCAAAATTCTACAACAGAAACACCGGATCATATCATTTCAAAACAGTAAACGGGAAGTCCTTCGAACTCACACCACCAAACATCGGACTACAGAAGGCATTCACGGAATACATCATGAGAGAAAACAACGAGAAGAGAACTCCAAACTTAGCGTTCTTGAAAATAATACCGTTCATGCTTTCGGGAAGATCTTCAATAACTTATGACGGAATAAAAGCAAAGCTTGCGGAATTCGAAGGAATGGACGATATCTCTTTTCAATTCCTTAACGCAGCAGTTACAAAAATGACATTTGGAATAAAAGAGCTGAAGAAAAAATGTTCGTGTGGCGAGGAGATCCACACGGAAATGCAATTTCCCAACGGACCCTCAGGTATTTTCATTATTCATGATGCCTTTGAAGCATATATTAAAGAATAAGCTTATGCTTCAAAAGCACTTCCACACACAGGAAGAATCGATGGACAATTGGGCGTTCTGGATGTTCGAAGAGAATATAAAGATAGTCAACGAAATCGTAGAAGAAGAAGAAAACCAAAGAAAGAAAGACGAAGAATCACAGAGTAAAGGAATGCCAGACACGAATTCCATGATGAGAAATGCAGGAAACATGTCGATGCCAAGCATGCCAAAATTCTAACAAAAAAAAACCCACTGATTAGGTGGGTTTTTTGTTTATTGATAAAAATATGTTTATAATTCTAATTCTGTTAAACTTTCGTTAAATTTCTTTGAAAGTACTATTGAATCTCTGTACTTAGATAAATTACAAAAAACCTCATAGAGGTTTTTTTTGTTATATTAATATCCAGAGATAAGTGGTGGATTGATAGAGAATCCTGAATCGATGTATTCGTCGATGAAGTAGTCATAGACAAACTCTGCCGCGACGTTTTCTATTATCCCGTTTGCAGACCAATCAAGATCATATCCTTGTATTTTGAAAAGCTGGCAGTTTTGGAAAGTTACCCTTCTTAAAACAACACCTTTTTTATCATGTTGGTTAACTATGATAGTACCAATCAAGTCACTTTTGTAGTGTAATGAACCATTCTGAGAGTTGAACATAAGGTCATACCAAGCCTTAAGCGTATTCCATGTCTCCATAGAACCGTTGTTGTTGACATTAACCTGGAAAGGAATCGTAAGGTTTCCGTGCGTCTTGGTTGGTGTCGCATAGAAGGCCCTAGTCGAATACTTGAATCTCTGAACTTTTTCTGCAACATCATGCTCTGTCAAGTTTAAAGATATCTTAGTCGCGTTCTCAAGAAGCAGTATCGCGTCTCTCTTTTGCGCTTGAAGTATCACAGGAAGTATGAACGTGATCTCAAAGAGGTTAGTGTATACTACCTCGTCAGGAAGCGTTCCTGGTCCACCAGGAGAAGCTACGTTGGAAATCTGCGTATAATGTGGTAGTGGCATATTTTTTGTCTTATTTTTTGTCTAATTGTGTTACAATTATAATGTATATATTAATATTTTTTTACCTTCTGTTTTTCGAAAGGCAGACTATAATGTATATATTATAATAAAAAATCGATTTTTTTACAACATCGACATATAAACGAAATTTGTATGAAATTTTTAATAACTATCTATCATTTATAGATATAATACTATACAATACATACTTATATTATGAGCAAAAAGATATTTCTAATTGGAGACACACATATTGGACTTGGCTATCCAAACACAACAGATAAATGGCACAAAATACACATAGAATATTTCAAAGATTTCTTAATACCACTTCTTAAAAAGGAAGTAAAGGAAGGTGATATAATCATACACTTAGGTGACTTATTTGACAATAGAAATATCATACCTATAAACCTATTAAACTATGGTATGGATATAGTTGAGGAAATATCAAAAATAGCACCTCTTCATATAATAATAGGAAATCATGATTTATACTCAAAAAGTGCATCCGAAATAAATTCAGTAAGACCTTTCAAATACATACCAAATGTAAAAATATATGATTCAGCCAAAGTATTAAATTATAATAATTTGAATATTTTAATGATGCCATATATAGAGAAAAGAATTGATCAAATAGAAATAATAGAGAATAATAAAGGTTGTGATTATCTTTTCTGTCACTCAGACTTAAATGGATGTAGAATGCATTTAAATTCAGCAGCTCATAGAAATAATGATAAAATAGATATTAATAACTTCAAATCTTTCAGAAAGGTCAGATCGGGGCATATACATCTTGTCCAAACAAGCAACAATTTCACATTCGTTGGATCAATATTCCAAATGGACAGAAACGATAAGGGAGATCAAAAAGGTATATTTGTAATAAACACCGATGATGATACAGAAGAGTTCTTTCCAAATAAGATATCACCAGTATTCAGAAAGTTCAGAGTAATAACCGAAGAGGATATCGATAGATTAGATGAGATCAAAGACACGAAGGACTACATAGATATAGCTATATCAAACAATCTACTTATCAATAATAGAAAGCTTCGTAGAAAGCTCGAAATGATGTTAGAGAAAGGTAATTTCGCATCTGTTGAGTACATAGATGATATAGTACAAAAGAATGAAGACGGAGAAGATATTATCTCCGAAGCAGTAGAAATAGATGAAGAATCTATGGACATTTCTATAAAGCTTGAATACGAAACATACATAAGAGAGTATATTGATAGACAGAAATACGAAAACTCTGATTTCAAAGACGGAATACTAAGTGAGTATGATGAAGTAATAAGACTCTATAACGAAAACTATAAGTTGAAAGTTGACTAAAAAGAAAACCACTCATTAGAGTGGTTTTTTTATTACTTTTACTTTAAGATTATTTGTACCTTTTATCAATCTATGATAAACACCCATCGGTATGAATACCTCACCTTCTATCTTCTTTGGTAGTTCGTTGTCTATCTGTACCATCCAATCAGTTTCGTCGATAGATTCGATTATTCTATCTTCTCTATCACGATGCCACATAAACTCACCTGAGTCAGTATCTTGAGCAAACTCTCTGATAAACGTATTATCACTTATTTTAGTTTCTTTGAATGGTAACATTATGATACTATTTTTTTATAATTTTCTTTTAGTTCTTGAATTTTTTGTAACCAATTGTCCTTCACATCACCATCAATCACAAACTTTTCAATTCTAGGTTCAATATAAATCAATAACTCTCTTATTTGACTAAACAAAGCAGATGACAATTTAGGACTTTTGTAAAGATCATTTACATTATCAATCAACTCGGTATATTTTTTACCATTTATAAGAGGTTCTCTTAACCTCTTCATCATAGAAGTAAGTTCTTTAGTTGCCAACTCATCAATACCCATTTTAGTAATCTGAGAAAACTTCATAGTAATCATAAAACCAAAGTCAAGTAGAAAATCACTAACAAACTTTCTATTAACTGATTCAAATAATTTATATGTTTTTAAATGTTTCATTAGACTATATATAAAAATAGTCGGGATAATTATTTGACTTTGTTAATCCAAACAAAAACAACTCCATCCTTTATGTTTTTTTCCATTTTTAGAAACCCTTGATAAATTCGCAGAATCAAGTTCTTTATCTTTACAAAATTCGGATAAATTTTTCACTATTAATTCTTCTCCATCAGGTGTTATTAACTTGTATGTTTTCAATCTATTTTTGTTCCTATCAATGATTGATTTTGATTTTAATTCACTGTTTTTTGTTATTCTCTTGTTAACTATGAAATTATTTTTCTCAATAATTTCTTTGTAGTGTTTGGATAATCTTTTTGAAGAACCCGAAAGTATTATCCCAACATCACTAAATTTATATTTTTTATTTAAATCTTCAATTAAATACTCTCCACTATTATAGTCCTTAAAAATATTCTTTATGTCTTCATCTGATAGAGTTATTTTACTTTTTCTTAATCTATATTTTGTTTTTATGTCTAAGTAAATCTGGTTGTATTTTCTTCTTTGATAACTAAATGATGATATTAAATCAACTTCTCTTAAATTTATTTTTAATTTTTCACAAATATCATTATTAGTTAGATTTAAAACATACTTCATCTCAAAGAAATCATATATTTTTTTTTCATCTATAATATTCTTATTGATTTTATATCCACTTTTTCTATTAATTTTATAAATTTTATTTTTTCTATTTTTTTCAACATTAAAAATTAACCCATCTTTTTCTTCTCTATATAAATTATCATTATAAATGAGATGTCTTAATGGAATAGTTTCAAAACTTGTTAGAGATTTAATATCCATTATACTCAATCTTTGATTTTCATATAAATCAAAGATTTTTAACACATCTTCTCTATTAAACTTCTTGGTGTGTTTTACCTCTAATTTTAAATTATATTTTTCTTTTACATATTTATATTTCTCACTTCTTGTTAAAACCGAAGAAATATAATTTTTAGAAATTCCAATTATTTTGGATATTTCCTCATTATTTAATTTTAACTCATTACGAAGTTTGAAAATTTCAATAACCTGATCATCACTCAACTTTCGCATCCTCTCAAATATGATGATCTTTTCTTCCTCAGACTTTTTAATTCCTAAACAAGAAGCAGCTGTTGGTGATATATTATATCCAAATTTATCATCATATGGTTTATATAAATCAAGATAAAACTGTTCTCTTTCAAGACATTGATCCGAAGAACAAACTTCCAGTATCGAAATTTCAAAATATTCAAAGTTAGGATTTTTATTAAAACAATTTTGTAGATGTTTTGAGTGGTGTCTATATTCAATCAACTCTCTAATATGAGATGTTAGTCTTTTTGAAAATCTACCAGAAGTTGATCCAATATAGACTTTGTTGTTATTTTTATTTTTTATTTGATATACTCCACTTTCTTTTAGTAAGTGTTTGTCTACATCTCTTATAATTTTATATAAAATATTTATCATATTCTATATATAAAATAATATACATTCCCTATAAACTGTTATGAAATCACCAGTACCCATTATAGGCTGTGTTTACTAAGTGCTTAAATTTAGGAAGGCGGCAGCTCCAAAATCCAGCAGATAATTTATCTTCTGGTTTCCATTTTCTTTTACAATTATGTCTTGCTACGAAACTTTTTCTAGCTTCAGGATCACTTACTTTAGCAGTTAATCCACCCTTAACATCACCAAAGGATATTTTTTTCACTTTACCAGTTTTAGGATTTTTAACATATACATAGTATTTTTTACCAGAACCGGTATTTCTCATCGGATAATTTAATTTAACCTTTTTACCTTTATATTCAGCCTCATTTAACTCCTCAATATACTCCATTGGAATATCTAAAGGAACCATTTCACCTCTAAACATAGCAAATTTACCAATATCAGTAGTTTCATATAATTCTTTATCAATACCTTTAAGTTCTAAAACACCTTCATCAAAAAGATTTCTAGTTTCTTCTAATATAGAAAAGAATTTGTCAGAACCAGGTCTAAACACATTCTCAGTGATTGGCATCGAGTTAGATAAATGAAATTTCAAATCTTCCGAAAAATCTAAAAAATGTTTTATATGTTTCATATTAAATTATACTCTTTAAAAAATCTTCAAATCCGATAACTTTCTCAGTATCATCTGATACACACTCACAAGGATTACATTGACAATTTGAACAACCTTCTTCCTTATCACACTCACACGGATCGCAATCGCAACCAGTACAGCATTCTGCGTTAGGATTTATAGTACTCATAGCAACATTATCTTCTTCTGGTGCCACCTCATCAACAGAAATAGAAATTGTAAAGTCTTCAAACTTTTTGATAGATTTTTTCAATCCAGGTGTAGTAACTTGTATTTCTTTTTTAAGACTTTTTTCTTTTGCTTTAGCAATAGGTTCAAACTCTGAT